CATAAGATCCTCTACGGAAACCACTAAATCCAAGATTTAATGCCATTTCTTCAGAGTTTTCAAATAAACCAAATGCAGTACCGCCGGCAGTTCCACCAGAGATTGCAGCTAGCATATCATCAAAATCAAGAGCTGTTTGTCTTTGTAAGAATAACATGTTTTCTTCAATAGCACCTTGAGTATCTAAGTTTTTAAGTATTGCATCAAATTCATCAAGTCCAGCAGCAGCAGTAAATCCTACTTCTACATTTCCACGAGATTGAATAGCAGCAAATAAACCTTCAGATCCTGGTAAAGTAGTGTTTATATTTACACCAGCACCTATTTGATTGTATTCGCTTTCTACCATACTCATTTCTAAGTAATCTTCAAAACGTAATCTTGTTTCAGATTCAGCTTTTAAATACCATAAGTATCCAGATGTTCCATCTTCAGTTGCAACTTCTACCCAGCCAATTTGTGCCATATCAGATCCAGAAACTACGTACTGGCTTCTTAGTATAATAGGTGAGTTAGAGAATTGAGTTAACTGAGGTTCAACTGATGTTCTTACAGCAGAATTACCTCCACCAGCAGCGGTAGTAGTAGTTCCTTTTGTGTAAGCAGATCCGTATACAAATACTTTAATCCCAGCAGGTCCTGCTCCAGCAGCAAAATTTGCGGCTGTTCCAGAAAAAGCAGTAGCTCCAATAAGTCCAGCGCCTCCAGCAAATGCTACTACTGTAAAGTTACCACCAGCGCCTAAAGCTCCAACAGCTGTTACTAAAGCTTTTACTTCTTGACCATTAACAGGATTTAAAAGCACAACAGTATCATTGACAGATACTACATTTTGTACACCAGCAGCAACTGTAATAACGTTAGCACCAGCTGCATTAGCGCCGATTCCGAAATCAAGGTAAGAAATATGTAATCTATTTTGTTCTGACCAAATTACTTGATCACTTGTCATTGGCATTTCAGCGCCAACCATTCTTAAGAATCCAGATAACGTTCTGTTTCCATAACGCTCTACTTCTTGTTCGTATACTTCAGGCAAATACTGCTGAGCGAATGTATCGCCACCAGTTGCAGCAGCCCCAGTATTAAATTGTAGGTAGTTACTGTTTAAAATTTCTTGCGTTTGCGAAGGAATTAAACTACCAAATTGAGGAGTTAAACTCATAATTGTTTGTTTTTTTAGTTAAATTTTTTTGTTTTAATTTTCAGTTTTGTAGAGTCAGCACCTGAAATAGCTTTTACTTTAAATCCATTTATAAACACGTCTCCTTGAGTAGATCTAGCTTTAGTGCTACTTAAGTTTTTTGAGCTGTTTACAACTTCTTTTACGGCATCTGCTTTTCCTTGCTCGTAAAAATGAGCGGCAATCTTATCCACGTTGTCAGCGGCATACATAGCTTTGTGATAACCTTTTGTATCTGTAACATTACCTTCAGCGTCTAGGAACTTCCCGACAAGGTTTTTAATGTTAGATTGGCTTTCTGCAACTTTATCACGATTTTGAATATTGTACTTGTAATTCTTTTCGCCAACTTTAATATCGAAACCTTCGAAATTGTCATTAAAAAGCTCTTTAGTACTTTCTTTAAATTGTGTATGTTGTTGCTCAGCTTGTTCTTGCTGCTTATTATATCGGTTAAAAAAGTCCATAGCTTTTTGTTGGTCTTGAGTAACGCCCGGTCTCAACTTGATCTCGTCGTAATATTTACTCTTTGTTTCCTCTAAATAGTTTTTGGCTTTTGCAACTTCTTCTTTAAACGCAATTTTCTTTTTGCGCATATCTTTTTCTTCATCAACGTCTTCATCGTAAACGAAATCTTCTAATAAAAGATCAATATCATCGCCTTCTAAATAAGGCTTTTCTTTTTTATAATATTCTTTTAAAAGCGTAACATCATCTACTTTAGAGTAATCAGCGTTTAGTCTTGTATAGTCCTCTATTGTCCCACCTGTTTCTTCCATAAAAGAAACTAGCTTTTCTATGTTTTCAGGCAATTGCTTACCCAACACTTTTTCATCTCTTAAAGCTTCTTTAACTTCCGCTTCAACTTTTTTAACTTCAGTTTCTGTTACTTCTTTGATTGGAGAAAACCCTTCAACATCCTTGTTGGACTCTTGTATAGGTTCTTCCATCTTAACGCTATCTCCGGATGGTGTATCTCCAGATACTTCTTTTGTTTCTCCGATTTGAATGGCATCTTCTTCTTTTTTTATTTCCACCTTAGTAATGTTGTTTGGCACTTCTACTAAAGGCTCTTTTGGATTAACACTTACTTTTACAATGTTATCTTTCGTTTCTACTAGTTTTTTCGGTGTAGTTTTCTTTTTTAATTTAAACTCACCTTCCTGCTTAACAGGTTCATTTGTTTTTGTTTGTTCTGACATAATATAATATAATTAAATAATTGGTTTTACTTTTTACATAAAAGCTTGCATACCTTCATCTGGCTGCGATTCAAAATCAATTGGTAAGCCATCATTTTTTCGTTGACTTATTAATTCACTTTGTTGTGTAGCTTCCATTTTGCTACGTTTATCTTTACGATCTTCAATTGCACCTTCTTTTTGTTGAATATTTTGAACATCTAATTGCTTTAGCCGCATATCGTATTGAAATCTAGTTTGCATTTTTTGTGCTTCCAGCTGTGCTGCAATTTCCATACGTTGTATTTCCATTTGATTTGTGGCTTGCTCAAACTGCACTTTAGAGCCCATTATAGCTTCTTGTTTTTGTACCTCAGCCATAGCTGTTTTTTCTGCCGTATCTGCTTGAGCTTGCCCTTGAGCCGCAATATTAGCCTGCTGATTAGCTTGGTCTTGCTTAGCTTTTGCCTTACGTTTTATTTTAAGCATTTGATTTGCTAGCTTAAGATTTTTAATTTGTCTTAAATCTATAGCATCTTCTAAATTCAAACTACCTTGCTGTAATGAAACTTGTATGTTTGCTTCCAGCTGAGCTTGCTCTTCTTCGTCAGGCTCTAATTCTAAGAATATACCAAAATCATGCAAGTTTAGATTGACCACTTCGTCTAACGTTTTTATATTAAACGTTGATATAGAATTCTGTAATGCACTTCTTGTTAATGGAAATTCTAAAGCATCTGCTATTTTAAGAGCAATATTTTCAGATAGTTTAAGAGTTAAATAAAGGCTAGACTGATTGATATGTCTAGTAGCAACATTGGACGCGTTAGCAGCCATCTTTTGTAGCCCTACAAGCGAGTTTTTATCCATTGCGGTTCCGTCTCTTGCTTCGTTAAGCCCCGTTACGTCGCGTATCATTTGTAAATAATATTGATACGTTTGTATAAGCGCTCCTATTTTAGCTTGGCCAGATGAACTGTTAAGTTCTTGAATAGGCACTTTGCCGGCATTCATATCGCCATCTTGCGTAAGAGATCTACCTACGATAGAACCTGTTTGGAAATACATATTAAGTGCTTCTGCAGGATTGTAGTTTGTACCATTACCTAAATCAACTTCTGCAAGCCCGTCCATATCTAAGTATACACCGTCTGGTACCATACGAGATAAAACTTGCTGTAGTTTTAAGTGAGTTAATTGAATCATATCCGCAAACCCAATACATTTGCTCACTATAGATTCAATTCTTCCTTTGTACATTCTAGGCGCACATAAAGTATAATTCATTTCAACTTTAGTTGTATCCGCTACAGGTCTTGACATATTCTCCGCTAGTTCCCATTTAAGCATATCATTATTGCCTAATACTTTTGCTCCTGTATATAATACTTCAATAGATCTTGATACTCTTTCAAAGTTATCATTTTCAGGTGGATTAAATGTATCAGGCTTTTCTAAAGCTTTCATTAATCCTTGTGGCGTTTCTTTTATTTTAAAAACTTGATTGTGATATGTTTTGTATTCAAAGTATAAAACTTGTACTGTATTTTTATCGTAATCACCCCACCCTGTTACATACTGGCTATTGCCTGGCATTTTTTGAATTCTTTCAAGTTCCTGTTCTGAAATATTTGGAAACTCTTTTTTAAGCTCAGGTATTGTTATAGACTTAACTTCCCCTACGTAATATATATTATCAAAATTTGGATCTTCTGTATATGAGTAAATAACATAAGCTGGATCTACATAATCAACCGTTAAACCTTCTGCAGTGTTAAATCCTGTTTTAGCACAAGCAATACCTAAAACAGTTAAATCCATATTTAATCTTTTTCTAGTAAGATCGTATTTGTTTTGAGCAAGCACAGATGATATAGCTTCTTCTTCTGCTATTTCTATTGATTGCTTGTAGCTTAACTGCATATGAAGTTCTAGCTCTTCTTTGGATTCTGGTATTGTGTCTATATTAGGCGTTTGATATAAATCAATACCTAATGTTTGTTTTAAACTATCTAAATATTCTTTAGCAACCATATCTTCATAAAGCATAGAAGCATAATCGGTTCTTTTCTTTATTGATTGCGGATCCTGAGCATATGCTTTTATATCATATGATTTAGAAGAAATACCGTTAACTACTATATCTACAAATTTAGATAATATAGGCACTGGTTTCCAATCTAAGTTTAAATAAGACAAATCACCATTAATCGACAGCTCATCCTTATATTTTTGTATTGATTGCTCTCCGCGAGCATACAATCTTAATTGGTGAAATTGATTCCAACTAGTTAAATATCTATTACCATTGGTACGCCCTTGACCAAACCATTCATATTCAATAGCCTGTCCAACCTGCGTTCCATATTCTAAGCTTGCTTTTTCTGCGTCACTTACTACTTGACTTGGGAAAGCGCTGTTAGTGTTAGTATATATACTCATTTAACTTATTATTTTTGATGTTGCACCTTTATTATCATATTTTCTAATTCCTAAATCTATAGGCTTAGGCTTTTCTCTTTTGGGTCCTGGGGTGTATCTGTGTTTATTACAAGCCATTAAAGCAAGTCCTGAACTAATAGATGCATCATGTTTGGTTCTATTATTAATATCAAATTTT